CCAATACTGCGACCAATACTGCGACCAATACTGGGACCACAAGCACTGGGACCGATACAAACCAACCTATCAATAAACTCGTAGAACCTGAGAAATGCCCGTGGTGGAATTTGAATGGTTGTTTGGAAGAGGAAGAGGTTGAGGTTGAGGTTGAGGTTGAGGTTGAGGCGGATGAGGTTGAGGTTGAGGTTGAGGATGAAGAAGTTGAGGGCAATGATTGTCCGTGGTGGAAATTTAATAGATGTGCGACTGTTGAAGAGGTTGTGGATGAAGAAGTGGTTTTGGAAGAAAAAGAAGATGATGGGGCAATGAATCCAATAACTTTAGCTGTTATGATATTATGCTTATTAATTATTATTGCTCTATTGAGTTATAAGTTTTTATAAAAATTGTGGTTTTAGCTTGTAGGAAAAAAATGATTATATGTATATATAAGTTAATGTAGGCTAATTTATATATATAGTAAGTTAAATGAATGAACTTGATAATTTGTGGAAGAGATCAAAAGATGCGTTTGATAAAGGTGGATACAAAGCACTCCCTCCATATGTTATCGCAACATTGGAGTACGATATAAATTTTGAAACAGCAAAAGCATTGGATGAGTGTTACTTTGGTGTCAGTGGTACGATGTATTGGAGAGAAACATTCAAGTATCTACCTTGTGGTGGATTGTTAACTTGGTAGTAGTAGCAATATATTTTATTTTTGATTCGTTATGCTAAGAATACATTAATATCAACAATACAACGATCGATACTCTCCTTAATCGATTCTAAGGATTCTGTTCCTCCGATTTCTTGTTTTGTGTCGAGGTTGTGGATGCTAAGTAGAATCAGATCATATTGCTTAACCTTAATTCGTAGATAGTTGATTATTTCGGAGAGGTTTTGAATTAAGGAGCCGATAATATTGGAGGCCTCGTTCGAATCCTTCGTTTTGATGTCCATATTTTGTTTAACAACTAGAGCCTGGTTTTCGAGGATAAGAAAGGAGGAGATAGTCTTAAACAAACACCATGGTGTTGTACCACATCGTAGGGAGTACGCCATACCCAACCCACTCGACCCGTAGATAAACATCGATAGTTTATCGAAGAACAGATTTGGGTGTTTCGTGGCAATCGATTTTTGCATCATCAGAGATTCGAACTGTTGTGATTTGTTTAAGAATGTGAATTGATTGTGAACAATTTCATTAATTTGATCTCGAAAGTTACTAATCTTCTTATCCACATTATGTAAGGCTACGTCAATCTCTACACCACCACCACCACCACCACCACTCAACATAGCCTCCCATATCTGGGGAAAGGTATTGGTGATCGAGCTAAGCATCTCCCTCTCTTGGTACAAAATACCAATCGATCGTCTCTGTAGATCAAAATAATCAAGCTCCAACTCTTTCATCAACGAAACACACATCTTTACTTCCTCCGAAAACTGATTGTTCTTGTGTAAAAACTGTTCGGTCGTCTCCATCATGTTCTTTATTTGTCTAAATTCTTGATCATATTGTACAACCACACGTTCCATCTGCTTATTAAACGTTGTTGGTGGGTTATCCTCCCCATCCCCAATAAAGGTATTGATCTCGCGTAGATTCAATAATAGGGTTTTACCAAACACTTTGGTTCGGTTGTGAATGAAACGAACGTTTTGGTCAACAACATAATAGATCGTTACAAACAAAGTGATTATCGGTACGATGAATGATATCCGCATTCTTATGTTGAAAGGTTGTTTTGGGATTTTATGTTGAAAGGTTGTTTTGGGATTTTATGTTGAAAGGTTGTTTTGGGATTTTATGTTGAAAGGTTGTTTTGGGATTTTATGTTGAAAGGTTGTTTTGGGATTTTATGTTGAAAGGTTGTTTTGGGATTCATAAATCATTCTTTTATTATTTAATATTTTTTATTTGTTTTTTTTTGTTTGGTATAATATGTAGTTATGTATCAGAACAATAATGATTTAATGAACTTAGATCGTAGACTAATCGATTGGGCAAAATTATTGCCTCTTGAAATCGTAGATATCATTATATCATACCTGCCACTTGAAATACAGCATGAATATTATGCGCAACAACAAAACAACCGACAAACCGAAGATTATAAGAATAGGTTGCTAATATACTTGGCCATCCAATTAGAATCAAAGCAACTTTTCTTACGACCAACGCATCAGATACTATTTTCTATGAAAATACCATCAAACTATATTCAATATAAAAACAGACGTTTAATAAAAAAAAAACGTTTACAAAATGTTGTCATATACTCTGCAAGCATAACAGCTATTGGAGATGAGTTTCTTCAAGATTACGATTCATTGACAAGTGTATGGTTTATATTTCCTAATCTGAAGACTATTGGAAATTATTGGATGAGAGATTGCGTCGAACTACGGTCGATTGATTTTACTGGTTTACCATATCTCCATCGCGTTGGGAATGATTGGATGAAGAATTGTGATAAACTTCAAAGCATTGGATTCACTGGATTACACTCTCTTAAGAGAGTTGGACATCGTTGGATGAATTTTTGTGATCATCTTCTAACAGTTGATTTCGAAGGATTATCGTCTCTACGATACGTTGGTATTGGTTGGATATCACATTGCAAGGAGTTGAGAACAATCAATATGACTGGGTTATTGTCTATTTTAAGTGTTGGGAATTATTGGATGGGGGGTTGTACGAAATTAGAATTCATCGATATGACTGGGGGGGGCTTGGGCTCCTCCTAAGCGTGGGGAATGGATGGATGGAAAATTGTAATCAACTGCGTTCTACAAATATCATCGGATTATCGTCTTTGCGTAGACGTTTAGGTTGAGTGCGTATGAATAAACTATGAAATGATTACAATGTTCCCTGCTTGTCATCGTCTATCCGATAAAACAAATACAACGAGTTGGTTTGTCCGCACGGTCGGTCACAGGTGATCCAAATCATAGTATCGACCAGGTGCTGTCTTTAAAAAAAAATCATTTCTATTTTTGGCTCGAGATACAGTTGATGGATTATTGAACTTTTATACATACTACTATTATATCAACTGTTTTATATTTTTTTCGTACTATGTAATATACGTATCGACCTACTATGACACCACTTGAAACTGCGAAATCATTAACATTCTATTCCGAATTAATGATGGTATGTGCCTCGGTTTATTATTACCTTAATACAAGAAGCCTACCTACCCCATTCAAAGATTCACTAACAGCTGCGCAAATCGCAATCAGGAAACAGAGCTCAGTGCTGCGTCGACAAAAGTACTACACTGGGATGATGGTTGGGGTTGTTATTGCATTTTTAGTCTATCGTTACGTGGATGTTCCTGAAAAAACAAGAAAAGAAACAAGAACAATAAATAAGAATATTCAGATTGAATAAAAAAAAAGAATTTTCCACAATATAATTAAGGCTCATATCATTAATCATTATTAAGAGATGATTCCGTGCGATACATGTATTATTTCGACATCGTCAGTTGAAATTGTATGATGGTAAGTTTCGTCGTATATTATTAGTACTTGAGCACGAAAATAATATTGGATTGTTTTGTGACAATTGTTATGTTAAAGCAAATGCATTGGTTATAAATGAAACGTATAGACGAGATGCTATTATGTTGGATGAAGAAATGTTGTCAAAAATTGGAGTATATGCTTAATATTATTTCGTAGATTATAAAAGCTATTGGTATTGTTATTAGTAAACAACACAACCAGTTTGAAAATAATTATAGTCAGACTCTTCTTCTTCTTGGCGTATATTCTCATTTTCTTCTTCTATATGTGAAACGTATACCTCTCATCAAGGTCACTGACATCATCTATTTGTTCGTATTTTAAGCAACCATCAGTATTTGTAATCTACAAACTTTGACCAGAATAGTCTCACATAAAAAACTACTTTTCATTGTTTTGAAGTCGCATTATGTTGTCATACCAGGCAATGTATCTTTGAATATTACGTCTACTTAATGTTGATACGATATTATCCAACTTATCAGCAACCTCTGTAGTAGAATTTTTATTTATTTCAATAATATTATTTTTTTCGTCCATGTTGATTGGTTTGTTTAATACACAATATTTGATTATTATTTTCAATTTTTTAACCCATCAACCCATCAACCCATCAATCTATCGTTCAGATATATGTAATATTTCTTCATATGATTTTAAAAGCTGATCTTGAATCATATTTCTAATTAATTCTGATCGAATTACTTGATCATAGGTGATTTGTATTTTTTTTACTCTTGTTCCTTAAATAAACAATGACGCTACACAAAACCAAAAAGATAGTTCGTTCTCGTAATGATACGTGATTGGGCGCTTATGATTATGATTGTCGACATCTTTGATCTAGTGATACGTAGTACGCTTGAACGTGAAGGTACGGCACGAAATATACGAATTATCCAAGATATCGAATTATCCAAGATATCGAATTATCCAAGATATCGAATTATCCAAGATATCGAATTATCCAAGATATCGAATTATCCAAGATAATCACATATTTCGGATCGAAACACTGGGTAGGTTATTTTAAACAAACTTCCACTTCTACTTCGTTTTAGACTATTGGTTGAAATCATATCTTTACCAAGATGTTTCTTCCAAACCTTTACAGCTAACAACATAACGTCGTACCATAAAAAGGGCTCACACAATGCTCTGGTCTTACGACAAGTAATGTTGAATGTATCACATATACTAAGAACCATCTCGCGATCAAACATAATCTCATTACTAGTACTGAGTATGGTTTTATTAAAATAGTGTTGAATCACTATTTCCTTCAAACATTTGAAGCTTCGTATGTTCAATACTTTAAATAGTTGTTGGACGTATTGTGATCGTACGTCCGTACTAGCCTCAATGCGTACAATCGCTTCGGTTAAACCAACATCACCTGCCACAATCTTCTCCACATCATCACAACGACCTCCACTTATGTTTAATTTATCACAACAATGTCTCGTGATGTCTGAATTCACCGTATCCTCCGATACATCGTACCCAATGCTACACAGGTGTTGGAGAATCTTTCGTCGTAAGTCGTGTTTTTCCCAGTGTTGTTTCACCAACAACCCAATCAAGTATTCTAAAAACATATTTTGATCCAAAACCACCTTATTGTTAGAATTCAATTTCATATAAGGTTGGAGATTGTGGTGTATATGGTTGATTGATTTCTTTTCAATCGCCCTTAAGGTCTCGTCAATATAATGTTGTTTGGAGTAGAACCGAAGTGGACTTGATGTAGCAGTGATGGATAAATTAAGACTAAGTTTATTACGTGTGCGTTCCACCATTTGAACGATCGTTGGATAGGTAACCGAATGGCCTGTGAAGAAACAGAAAACATGGGCTGGTTCCAAGAAATCAACTCCAGTTGTTATCGAGGGACTGTAGAGTATGGCCTTACCTTTCCATGCTTTGTTCACATCCTTGGCGATTTCGTCCACATTCCCTTCTTTCGAGGTATATATTTTTACCCGTCCTTTCGGTGCATTGGTTAGGTATTTTCCAAGACTGTCGATCATTCGTTTCGAGTCTGAGGTGATTATGATCGTATCGTTCGTCATCTCCACAATTTGCTTTGCCCTCTCAATGAAGGGTTGGTGATCATCATACGAAACGTGTGCCCGAACATTCCGGGATCGGACATGATCGTTTTGATACACAATCACCTTATTCAACTTCGCTCCTTTGTTTCTAATTTGTATGATAAATTCAATCTCTCTTTGTGTGATATCTGCATCCGTAATAATAATCTGTTTTGCACGCCGAATATATTCAACAAACATTTGATACAACAGAAATCTCTTTTCCTTAAAGGTCGTGGATTTACAAATATAATCCAATAAAGCAGAGCATTCGTCCAAATAAACAAACGGGTAGCTTGTTTTTGAGTTGGTTAATTTAATTATGGAATCGAATTGGATGATCAAACGTTTGGAATCCATACTCTTCTTATCCAAATAATGTCCAACCACTTGATTGTCCTGTTCAAAGGCCGCCTTTTGTTGGTTCGATAAACTAACTCGATAGGTGATGGATAGAAAGTTGTAATGTTTTAAGTAACTTACAACACTAGTTGTTTTACCAGTGCCACATCCACCAGCCAACACGACGATATCATGACCAACTGGCTTGGTTTGACTCAGGTCGAAGTAGCGTTGAGAGGAGGTTATGGTTGGGTATCGTAGGTTCGCCTGATTTTTCGATGTCTTTGTTTGAATACGTCGTAGCAATACCCCAACGTAGTCATACGCATCTTGCACTGGACCAGCTACCAATGGCCGTTTCTGTAGAATATCATCAAGTACGTGTTGTTTGAAGATATCGGGGATCATTGGATCGTAGGTATGAATCGCGTTATACATATCATGATACACAAAGTATTCGGGGGGGTCGTATTTCATTACATCGACAAGTTCCTTGAATGATATCAATCTTTTGTTAGAAAGGGGTCGTATGGTTTGTGTATGCTCACATTTCTGTATGGTTTTAAAATAGATCTTGTCCTTGAACAACGAAGATGGATAGGTCTCAACCATCGTTCGATATATCAATTTCCTATCTTTGATTGTTATTGGGGTAGAGAGTTTTAGATCGAAACAGCGTAGTATTAATTTTTCTACGTGCTCGTCTGCACAAATGATTACAGCACTCGTCATTACTCACCCTAGGGAAAATTGTTATTGAAAAAAAAACTTTAAAACCTTTAAACATATCTTAGGTATTGAGTTGTATCAGAATGATCCATAGTATTATTCATACTATTCGAAATCATTGGAATAATAAACCGATAACCTCCCAAGAAGTTGCACATGTGGTCGAGGTGCAGAGTAAGTTTAATCAAACCTTACGACAATACTCAGATAATCCTTTTCAGGGTTGTATGTATTGCATCTTAGTGCGTCATCGTAGGAAGACACGGATAAAGATAGGCTATTCAACTTTTGGGGGTGTTGCATCTGAGAACAATCGACACAATATTTTTAATCGCCTTAATTCACATTACCATACTTACGATAAAATTGCCTATCTATTCGTTACCCCAGTCCACAACGAGGCCATTGAAAGGGAATTCCATCGGACGATGGCAAAATACGAAAAACCAATCATGGTAAGTGGTGGGAATCAAAAAACAAAAACATTACGTGAGCTATACTCACCAACGGAAGATATAGTTATTAAGTTATCACATTTTTTAAACAAAATCATGAACAATAGATCCTCGATCCATAATATAAAGTTACCCAGTACCATCAATCGTAGTAAGATTTTTCATAATATTACTGGATCAAAACGAAAGCGTATATGTATACAATAAACTTCGATCTGATAGTATTAAATATCTATCTTCCATAAATCATGATGGTTCGACTTTTCCTCTGAATACGTCGCAATATTGTCCACACCAACCTCATTTTTTATTCCCAAGAACCAACCATATTTTTCAAATTTGAATTTTACATAATCATTTATTTTAATATAAGTCCCGTCCGTTACCCTAATACCATCATCTCCATACGCATACACGTACATCCACCGACATGAGATATCACAATCAGAGTTAATCTCAACATCTCCATCATCCTTAGCAACAACGTAGCTTTGTTCTGGAGATTTATCATCTCTCCATTTGGAGTCACCTTGGAGCGAAATTCGATCTCCAGATTTAACATAACCCGTAGTATTCGCAGTACCCACAAAACGGAAATTGCGCGCTTGTAAGTAGGCGGTATCCAACGATACTTCAAAATTCCCACTTTCCTGGTAATACGTAACCCCACCACTCAAACTAGAGGTCAACCTCAACCATACCCCCTTAGTAGTTGATAGTATGTTATCATCGAAAGTCAATTTGGTTAAATCAAATTCAATTGTCGTATCAATACCGGTAATCTTGATCGATTCTAACGCATACGCACAATGGGTTAGTGCAAAGGTTGTATCGATTGCGGTTGTGTTGGCTGTGTACGTGTGTTCATAGGTTTTATCCACAATATCAGCATCCACCCATTCTGCATTAGCTGCATCAAAGTCAGACGGAGAGTTAACGAAGGATTTAAATACAAGTTGTAATTTAAATTCTTTCGTTGAGGTAGCATAACCCTGGATTCGGACACTTCGCCCCTTTCGAACTATTGCGGTTGTTCCATCGGACGATTTGACTGTCTTTGTGCCATCACTTGTTGCTCGGTAATCATATGTTTCGGTTGAGTCGAATGTAATCGGTTGAAGAAGTAGTTCGGTCAAGGGTTCGACCATAGCCATTGGTTTTGTGTGTAGTTTATAGACATAGTCCTCGGAATACAATACGTGTCCATCTTCATAGGGTGTAAATTCAGATAATAAGATATCGAATGCTTGAAGCGCAGTCGCACCATATGAATCCGTATCCAATACATAGTAGCTATCTACCGTATTATTAATCTTGTACTTAATCACAATGTTTTGATAATTTTTTCTTATTACTTCGCTCGGAATATCAAGGTAAAGTGTAATCTTATGAACCCCAACTTTATCTGGTATCACATTAACAACATACTCTTTCTGAAACCCACTCTTCAACTTTACTCCCGCATCATCATATGGTGGGATTGTCGATGATTGGGAGTTATAAAGATTCGCAAAATCCCCAACATGTTGATTAGGAACGTTACCAGAGTATTCAATAACAGAACCCGTTGCGTCGTGGAGTCTAATCTCATTAATATGAACATCATGTTCATCATTAAGATTAACCAAGAATGGGGCTGATTTACTGATTTCAAATTGAATATTTGGTACACAACCCGTTTCATCGGTATTGCATTTCTCATCGTCCCCACATGTCGTACAATCAAACTCACAACCCGTTTCATCGGTATTGCATTTCTCATCGTCCCCACATGTCGTACAATCAAACACACAACCCGTTTCATCGGTATTGCATTTCTCATCGTCCCCACATGTCGTACAATCAAACTCATCTTCCTTATTAAGATACCAATACACAGCTGCCCCGACGCCGCTCATTACTAAGAGACAGCACATCAATAATATTAGTAAGGTTGAGGCATCCATTGGTTGATTTGTACTTAATACAAAGATTAAAAAAAAAATCAACAAAATAGCACTGGTTGATGTTAACTATATTACAAGTACGTTCGTAGTACGCACTACCCATCGTGTTTCAATGCTAAATGATATTCCACCATTAATGAACACAGTACAAACAGTTAGAATAAGGTTGTTTTGTTTTACCTATCACATTCTTTATTTCTTTCTTCAATTCATTAATCGCAATTCTTTCTTATTCAATATCAAGTAATGTTTTATTTGATTAAATCAGTAAATTTAATCTTAAAAATCTTAATTCTCCAATTAACATCACTATTCATGAAATAAGCAAACCATTTAATTTGATTGTGCTCTCTACATCACATATCCTATCATTTCCCTTCTACTAATCGATCTACAAACACATGTTTTTTTTACAGACAAAAAGTCACATCAATACGTCTCTATTCAATGCATCAAGACTCAATCCAAAAACTATTCGAATCAATAGTTCACTTCACTGTTCACGGTTCATTGTTCATTTTACAACAGATATTTTTTATGTAAGTGCCAGCATTATGTATTTCCAGACTTGCTTAGAGAAAGGGGTATAGAAATGCGTTTTTATGTTGTAGTTTTTTTTCGTGTTTAAAAATTAAAGAAATAGTAGTTTAAGATTATAGTGGATACTCGAAGAGCAAATTGATTAAACAAAACCATGGCAACCCCCGAAGTACTTACCCATACATTGAATTAAGCTATATTCTTCATTCTTTTAATTCAAAAAGGATATAGCAATTGTAAACAACCCAAACGCAGCTACGTACTCCTGTCTGTGTTGATTAATAAGATTCGAATGCAATTTTTTTATTAAATCCTTGTTCGTTGTAAAACTTGAGCTTCTTTTGTATATTTTTATACAAAGGGAGATTAGTTTCTCCAATTTGATCCATCAATAACTTCACTCTTGTTAATAGTTGAGATAGACTTACTTGAATACAGTTATGGTTATCTGGGTCATTGTAAATCGAAGCAATACTATTCGATCGACACTTGAATCCTACCTTACTTTTAATCTTTGTTAAATTCTTATCGTTCTTGGCCAAGTTAAAATATTCAATGTAAATAACATCAATGATGAAATCAATATTATTTACAAATATATTACTAATTCGTTTTTTATCACCATAACCATTACCCTTAACCGTAGTGTGGGTGGAGGTGTAGATAGGTGTTTCAAACAAATATTTCTCTAAACCATCGGTTGTTGAAGACTTACCATAACCACATTCTGGATTCGAATCATTCGTCATACCGTGTAGGTATTGTTCTATTTTATCAAACACGTGTAGATAGTAGTCACTTCTCTGTCTCATAGACACGAAGCTCATGATTTTTTTGGATCCGTAGTATCTTTCGATACAAGAGAAACAACCAACAATTTGTTTCAACGTGGCGTTGATAAACTCATCGTACGGCTCTTGTTTATTTTCATTACGTTTAATCGATGAGTTGCTGAAATTTCTGATAATAGGCAGAGATCCACTTTTGTTCCACCTATACTTTAATTTTAACGCCAGGTATCTATCTTCGTAACTAGTGGATGATGTGGTGTCCATATAATATAACCAAGTGTATAAAAAAAATGAAAATTTACTTTATTCTATCAAAAACAATGGAACAATATAAATTCTTATGGAAAGTCTGATAAATTTATTCAAGAATTTAGACACGAACGATCATCTTTTGTTTCGTAAACTAAAGATCGATTTAGACATTATTAGTAATCAAATTATTCATTCTATTGTCAGTGAAAATACAATCCCCGACATCTTGAGTGTACTTAGTCATTGTAGTAATGAGTTAAGTATGAATCGACTTGAGATTACGAATGATTTGAGATACGTAATACAAACAGATGGCTACGAATATTTCAAATTGTGTCTCCTTCCCTATGTATTCGAAGAGCCGATTATTCACCAACTTTTTATAGATCTAATCCAATTTTATGATTCATAATCCCAGAACTGTCGTGTTTTTATTATAGAATTCAAGTAGAAAAACAAATAATCAATGTATCTTAGAATTTAATCAAGAGCCGGTCGTTATCATGCTCTCGGTGACGGGTCGTAAGGCTTCCTTCAGGGTGCTGTGTGCTACCTTCCAGTTGTTCGGTCCGATTAAGATATGGGGTGTTTTTTTATAGATCGCTGTCTTATCCTCCCGAATTAACATAGGAATCCAGGCATCGCCATTCCACAATGCCTCGACGATCATGTCGTTGAGATCCCCAAACTTATGATCTCGATCAATCAAAACATCACAACCCTTAGGAGCGTGTTGGGGTTTGAAGAGGATAGGGAAATATTTTTTTTTTGGTATTTTGAATCGCTTAAACCACGGTAGCTTGTTTAGCTTGAGTTGAAAGAATTGATGTTTATTCATCCCCACCGAGACATCGTACGAATCTTTCGAGCGACGGGTGAGGAGAAAGTCAACTGTTAGGTGAGAGGGTGGTTTCCATTTTAGGATCCTTGCGGTTGGGTCGTAGTAAGTAGAATCAGTGGGCATGAAGATCAAACCATCGATCTCGTAATCAAAACGACGA